CCTAAAGGCCCTAGCAATCTGCAATAAGCTGCTCCTAGGTTATGACCACCTGCCAATGTAGTGCCTACGAATTCGATACCAGGGTAACGATTTTTAGCATGTTCAGGTACTATGCCATAAATTGGTACCACCAAAGGATGCATTGCCGCAATAGCCCGGTTAATCGTTCTTGCATCAGTGCTTATTAAAGCTTGCCGCATTTTACTGGACATTGCTAGCTGTTCCCCATCGGTTAGTGCTTCAAAATAATTAGTTGGGCCCAATCCCAGGCAAGCTTTAAGAATTGGCGGCATATTCTCAGTGTCATAAATATTGGTGCGGTTAAGCACACACACGAAATTACAACATATGCCACACCTAAGTTTCCGTGAAAGTAAATTGAGTTGATGTTCTGCTTTGTTAGCCCTACTAGGACTCTGTAAAACATTTCCGACCCCACAACCGTCACATACATACCACAAAGAAGCTGGAGTGTCCATCCTTTTAGCAGCTGGGAATCTTTGTAAAAACTTGGTTTTCTGGTCGGGATTCATTACTTTGAATCTGGAAGATCCGCAGCCCTTACGTTGATTCTCGTTTTCCCCGCAGGGTTTAACAATGAATGATGACATGTTAAAGTCATTTTTAATGTAAGGCACGGCATTTGGGGCGCTACAATTAACACATTCTAACACCGCATTCAATTTTTCAAGTTTCTTGTTGTTGCGATGACTGGTGTATGGCCATTGACCAGTGGACGCATCATAGCGGTTAGTTGCATACCAGTGGTCACCATCAAGATTGGAGTAACTATCTCCATCCATCGTTTTAACGTGCATCATTTTTCCAAATCCTTGCATTAACTCTTCAGGATCATCACTACCAAACCATTGGTTGTGACTATCCATGAATAATGCGGAATTTTTATAATCTTGTTTTTCAAGATCGAAGCTGTTACACATGTTTATGATGTTAGAATAAACAACCATTTTATGTTCAACGCTATTGTTGAATTGGTTTGTGGTTGCAAAACCAGGTTGTGTGATAAAATCTCGCAATTGTTGTTTAGTAACAAATTTTGGCCAATCACCTCCACTAATTATTTCAATTGCATCTCTGCCAGTATAGTTGCGATGCTCATATATCCAAGGAAGTGCCACTGATGTAACACCTTCCTCTACGTCCGCATCGTACACCTGCACTTCAACTTTGTCCATCAACACATAATCTTGGTCCTTGTTACTTATGATTGGTAAGTACATTATGTTCTTACCACAATCAAATGTGCCTATGTCGATGTAAGGTTTATCACCAGTCACATCTTGTTGATAAGGGTTCTGGAACTTAGTAACAGTAATTGTTGACTCGCCAGTACCAATGGTTCTACGCTCGTGGGTCCATGGTAGCGCCATGCCTAGTGTTTGGTTTGCTTCATTGATTGGGTTATCAGCATAGAATTTTACTTTTGTCAATGTGTGTGGAATGTTGTCTTTATAAATAGACATTGTACCATTTGCATGTTTGACAAGTTTTTGGCTTTGCTCAAACCAATTAACTTGGACATGATTACTAGGGTCATTCTGGTAAATGAGCCTTGTGTCACCGATTCTTGCCCAATATTGGCCAGTTGGCAGTTCATCCGAACTTCTTGTCATTATGCCAGTTATTTTCCTTAGACAATACTTATTTTTCCGGCTTCTATTGGCCC